TCTAATTTCCATTCGAGAATCAGCGGCATTGAATACTGTGAGGCTTCTTTGTGGGCTATCAGTTCCCACCCCAACCCGATTATTCGCCGCATCAACGTATAAAGTATCGGTGTCAACCGTCAACCCATCAGCCGTCACAGTTGTGAAGCTACCTGCGGCTGTTGTAGTGCCGCCAATAACTGTGTTGTCAATTGTTCCACCCGGAATAGTAATTGTAGATGGATTAGTACCCACCTCAATCACAGTACCACCAGAGTCTTCTGTGTACAGTCGCTTGTTAGTTAAATCAAAAGCGGGTTCAGCCGTAACAAGATCAGTTGCTAATGGTTCTCCGCTACCGTTCTTTAATTTAATTGTGCTTGCCATAGTTAGTATGTCCCGCCGTCAATCGTTCCAGTAAGTTGTGTTGTTGCAATCGACAATGCCGCTTGGTGTTGCGTCACTGAAGACTGTGTGATGTTTGCGTCAGGTACGTTTGCCCACGTCACTGCCGCTGTTAAGTCGTTTGTTTCTGTAAAACCTGTGATGTAACCTGAGTCATTCGTTAGTGTAGAGATGTTATCGCTTGGTTGTACAGCGGAGTCTGCCAAGGCTCCTTGCGCTGACGTTGCGAATGCGCTAGCCTCGTTTCCGTCCAACAAATCAGCATCAAGGCCAGTCCCAGTACCATCCACTGTAAGCAAGGCCGCAAGAATCTCTGAAGCTGTCTGGTCTGCTGTAGCGTTGGACTCAATGCCATCCAGTTTTGTTCCGTCTGTGGCAATGTCTCGTCCGTCTACTGTACCTGTTAGGGTGATGCTACCTGTAAAGTTAAGGTCACCAGTGCCTGTGATGTTGTTGCTGTTGAGGTCTAGGTTACCGCCTAGTTGTGGTGTAGAATCCCCAACCAAGTCAGGATTGATTGTATTCCAAGCACTACCGTCATAAATACGTGTTGAGTTGTCAACAGTATTAAAGTACCAGTCTCCTGCGGTCACAGGATCGCCGTTAAGGTCAACCGTGGGGTTAGATGTAGCAGTGCCTAAGAAAAACCCGTCAATGGCTTCCTGTGCGGCTACAGCAGTATCTCTGGCATCTTCTGCAAGCCCTTGAGCAGTCTCTGCCGCTGTTTGGGCAGTCTCAGCTAAACCCTGAGCAGTTTCAGCGGCTGTCTGTGCAGTTTCAGCATCGTTCTTGTGTGACAATGCTGTGTCACGATAGCCTTCAGCTAAGTCTCTGGCGGCTTCTGCCGCTGTTTGTGCAGACTCCGCATTAGTCTCCGCTGTCTCTGCATTTGTTTCAGCCGTCTCCGCCGCAGTCTGTGCAGTCTCTGCGGCTGTCTGAGCAGTTTGTGCATTGGTAGCCGCTGTGGATGCTGTAGATGCGCTTGAGGAAGCGTTACTTTCAGAAGTAGACGCATTAGATGCTGAGGTAGAAGCATTCGACTCAGAAGTAGCGGCATTGATTGCTGAAGAGTTTGCCGCAGACGCTGAGGATGCCGCATTAGAGGCCGATGTAGATGCTTCTGATGCTTTAGTGGTCGCTATCTGAGCTTGGGTAGTTACTTCACTAATGGTTGCCCCATCAGTTGCACTGCCTGCTCCACCTGTGCCACGAAAGAAAGCCATTCATCCACCTCAATCAATTAGAAAAAGCAAAGGGGCCGAAGCCCCGATGCCTTAGTCAGATTAGACTCCTGATGGCAATGCCAATACGAAGCCAGTCTCTGGACGCAGTACCTGTACACCGTACAGAGTGTCTGCTGTGTACAATGTTGCAAGGTATTCTTGCTTGTACTGAGTTTGTGAACGAACAGCCATCTGCTCAGCCAACACCATAGTGTCACGGTGGGCAAGGATTGCACCACGAGTGTCTTGTACAGATGTTGTAGCAGTGTTCTGTGTTGCTGTTTCAATCACAGGTACGTTTGTAGAAACGTAGATGTCAACACCGTAGAGTGATCCAATCAGACCATTCTGAACGCCCTGCTGTGCAGTGAAGTCAGAAGAGACGTAACGGTCAATGCCAAGCATTGTCTGACGTACTGCAGGTGGGACAACAAAGAAGCGTCCGTCCATTGGTGTGTCAGCATCGTCCATTTTCTTGATGAGCTCACGGAAAGCGAGGTCAGTGAAAACGTCAGTGTCTTCCATTGTGTCGTCAGCATAGGTGGCTACACCGTTAGCCGCATCTACATAGAATACGTTTGAGTTTTCCCAAGCGTCTGGGTCGAATGTGCCGTTGATTTCTGCTTCTGTGGCAGTACCGTCACCAAAGCGTAAGCCAAGGTTGAACAGGTGTGAGTCTACCTGCTTTGCAAGAGCGTATCCTGCATCGTCAGTGTAGAAACGACGAAGGCTGTCAAGAGCCTGAACTTCTACGATGTCCTCAATCAAACGAGAGTATTCGTAGTGCTTGTTCACATCAATTTGAACTTCTGTTTCAGTGTTCGCAATGATGGTGACAGCAGTGTCAGCCGCTTTAGCCGCCGCATCGCCACGAGTGGGCTTAGGAATGTGAAGAGTGTCACCCTTCTTTCCTGACATTGGCATTTTGTTGACTAAGTTAGCCAATACCAAGTTTCTCTTGTAGGCCGCAACGATTTCGTCCGACCATAGTTCTGGGATAAATACTGCGGCTTCAGTTTTTGCTGTAAAGCCACCTGCTCCCGGATAAGTTGCAGTTGCCATGAGTAATCTCCTATAAGGCTATTAGCGTACCCTGTTCTCTGCATAGGCCTTGCGAATCTCTTCAGCTAGGGCTATGTAACGATCAGGGTCTGTTTGCATGAGTTTAATAATGTCAGCACGACGATAGACTTTACGAGAGGGTGCTTCTGCACTACCTTTTGTATTTCCTGTAGATGCTTTCTTCACAGAATCTTTACGAGCCTGTGTTTCTGTTGTAGCAGTTTGCTTGACAATCTCAGCACGTTCTTTCCAAGAAGATAAGAGTTCATCTGCGGCATCAAAGTCATATCCTTTGTCTGCTCTAGCGAGCAAGTCAACACGGAATTTAGACTTAGTTACCCACTCTAGAAACTTCTCGTTAGTTACGATTTGTTCAAAGTCAGGGTGTGTTGCTTTTAACCTTGCCATCGCCTCAGATCGCTTAAGTTGTTGAGAGACTGTCTCAGCTTCTTTAATCTTAGGGTGATTAGCAATTGCGTATTCTACAGCCTTCTGTGGGTCTTCAAAGAAGTCCACTTCAGGTTCCGTTGTGCTAGCGTGGGCTTGTTGTTCTTTTGTCAGTTGTGTTTGAACAAAGTCATCAACTATCTTGCGTAGCTCACCAACTTCTGATGATTGACGACCTAATAGCTTTTCAGCTTCTTGGTGCATACGCACAATGTCTTTTAGGTCTTTCCCTTGATACTTCTCAGGAATGTCATCTTCTGTAGGTGTTTCTTCTGGTTCTTGAGTTTCCTCTTCAGGCTCTTCAAAAGAAGCTACATCTTCTCCGTTGAGGTCTTCATCCTCACGCTGATCTATAAATTTTGCCATTATTTACTCCGTGCTGAATAGCATTATGGACATTACTTACGAGCGGCTTTCTCATGATCTCTAGCCCACTTATCATCGGCATCGGGCCATCCCCAACCTTTGAAATGTGAAGACACATTAGAAATTATCCGCTGTGCTGTGTTCCCGCACTCAAGACAAGTGGTAAAGCTATCATTAGAATCTACCCATTGTTCTTCAATGTGAGAACATTCTGTGCATTTGAAATCATACCTGCGTATCACTGTCTTCCTCCACAAGGGTGTCATAGGTGGTACGAACAGCATCTTCAAATGCTAAGATATTCTTGAGAATCTTTCGTTCCCCTTGCACTTTAGCAAGGTCGATGTCATCTTTAATATCTTCTATTCTGTATCCTTCAAAGACATCTGTCATGTCTTCAACGAATTGTTTCCATCCCTCAGTACGAAACATTTCAAAATAATGGTCATACTGAGTTTTTAAATATTGATCCAAAAGAATTATCCTTAAAGGTTCTTTAGTTTATATAAGTATTATAGCATACTTTTTTCTAAAAGTCAAGAGGCCTGAGCAACTTTTTTAACGGGAGACGCTTTGACCACCTTGGATTGCTTGTTGTAAAGACTCTCCAATTGATTGATCTTGTCCTCCAGTTTGTCGAACTTCTGGTCGATTGTTTGGAATATCTTGTCCCATTCTTTGTTGGTTAGCATTAGCTACTCCTGTAGGTGCTTTCTGGTTGAGTTCTTTTTCTTTGAGAATCAATTCAGCTACTTTAGCTCGACGCTCAAATTCTTTATCATCGTCAAGACCCGGCTCAAGATTGGTAGAGAGGGCCTTGATTCGATCTGTTTGTGCTTCATATTCTACAAGTCCAGTTTCTGTCTGGTACTTCTGAGCACGTGCTTGTGCTTCAGCGGCTTGTCCGTTGAATGCGGCAATCTGTGCTTGCAACTGAGCCATTTGCATTTGTGCTTGCTGTTGTTGCAATTGCTGTGCTTGTGGATTAGGCTGTGCGGCCTGACGTAATGACTGAATCAACTCTTCACGATTTGACAAGTTCATGTGGTCAATAATGGCCTCAAGCAACTGTCCGTACATTGGGCTTCCTTTGTCCATTGTCTGTAGCAACTGCACAAGTTGTGTCACTTCATACTCACGGGCAATGATGCCTAGAGATGACGTTGGTGTGAACTTATAATCACTGACAGGATAAAGCTCAGGACTAAACTGCATATAACGCCATGCAGACTTCTCAATCATCGGAATCAAGAACTGCTCTTGGAAGTTGATGAGAGTGCGCTTGTGACGCTTAATGATAGCTCCAAGGCCCATTGAGATGCCTGCGGCAGTCGATTGGCTGTTGATAGAGCCGGGGATACCTGCGGCATCAATTGCACCTGTGGCCTGCTGTACCATCTGCATTAAGTCTTTGCCCTGTGCAAAGCTCACTTGGTCAAGCTGACCAAACTTGAATGGCTGTAGGATTTCAGCAGGGTTACCGTTAGTAAGAATAGTCTTGCCCGGTCTTACTTCCATCTTAGCACCACGAGGGAGCCTAGAAGCGTCTACAGCAAGCATTGGATGCACTGTGAGTGCCAAGGCATCAATACGAGCACGAAGTTCTGTGTCAAGGGCTTTCTGTGAGTTGTAGCCCTTCTCGCAAATACCACGGCCCCAGAAGCGTCCGGGAACGACATCCCAAGGGAATGCAATCACTGGACGGTCTTGCATCATGTACGGGTTTTCTTCAATCTTCAGAAGCTGACCGCCATTAGCAATCACACAGACCACTTCTACGTAGTCTTCATTCTTAAGGCCAGTGTCTTCTTCAGGAACGAGTTCTGCAATGTCTTCATCGTCCTCAAGCTCTTCATTGACTGCGGCTTCATACAGGTAGCGAGGAACAAGACCATAATACTTTGTCAAGCGTACTTTGTCATCAGAGTAGATAGTGAGTTCTTGATCTGGCTCTAGGTCTGTGTCTTCATAGGCTGTCTCAATAAAGACATCACGATAGACACCTTGGTTGACAAGCATTTCTACTTGGTGTTTAGACACAAACTCATCAATAGCAACACCTAAGGCATCATCAACAGAAGTGGCTACAGGGTCGATTAAGAAGTTCTGTGGGAGCACTGGCTTGACTTTAACAACAAACCGTTCACGCTTTTCAACACCAACGGCTTGCATAGCACCGTCCATTACAGGACGTGTAGCAGGCATCATCTCTTGTGTTTCTTCTAGTACAAGCTCTGCAATCCCTGTACCGAACACAGCAGAGTTAAGGATGGCTTCACCGACAGCTTTACGTATCTTAGTCTTGGCAAAGTCTTCATCAAGCTGTTTCTGTAGCAATGCAATGTCTTGACGTT